GCGGTCAAGCATTGCTTGATTCAACAGCATTGACTACGGCTGCCGTAGTTAACTATTCATTTATTTAAAGGAGTTATATTATGGCATTACCAATTAACGGAGTCGTAGGTGGTTCAGCAGCACAAACTACAGGTACGAATCCAACAAACTTAGCACTTCGTGTCGGCCCTACATCAGAGCTGATCGTAGATGAACTTCATGGTCGTTATTACGAAACTACTGTTCGTAAAGCGATGTTTTCAGGTGCAAACTTAACAGGTATAGCGACAACTGCTGCATTTGCAACGACTTATACAGGAATGTGCTTGTCTAATCCTATTGGTTCTACTGTGAACTTAGTATTGACTAAAGTTACTTATGCTCCTGTAGTTGCTCAAACTGCTGCATTAGTTATGGGAATTATGACTGGTTATTCAGCATCAACCAACGTAACTCACACAACTCCATTAGTTCCTTTAAGTAATTTTGTAGGTCAGCCAGCAGGTACAGGATTAATTGACTCATCTGCTACTTTACCTATTGCTCCTACACGTTTAATTCTGTTAGATACATTACTAACAGGTGCAATTACAACTTTAACATCTGGTGGTCGTGTGGTAGATATGGAAGGTTCTGTAGTGATTCCTCCTGGTGGATTTGCTGCGTTTTATACTTCTGCTGCGTCAGTTGCTGCATCTTTGGCATTTGGCATGATGTGGGAAGAAGTTTCAACAACAATTTAATGTAATATGGGGGATTAGTCCCCCATTTTTTAAGGTTCTAAATGTTCGCATCAGCATTTCAAGCCAATGCGTTTCAAAATAACGCTTTTCAAATTGTATCTGCTATCACAGGTCGAGTTGGTGGTGATGACGCTTGGTTTACAAACGAAGAACTTAAAAGAATACAAAAGCTTAATAAAAAGATTGCGTTAAGACAACGCAAACTAGAACAAGAATTAAAAGATGCTAACGACAATCGTAAGCAAGCAATACGCAATTTAGTAGATCCAAAACCTACACAGGTTAACAAATCTAAAGTACAATCATTAAAGGTTAAAGCTGATATACCGTCAGTCGATACAAAAGAACTTGAACAGTCTATTAGCTACCTTGAACGACAATTGGATAACATCCAACAGGCGGTGGCTAACAGAAAAGAGTTTGCAAGATTACAAGCACACTTAAAAGTATTAGAGGCCAAGCGTCTAGCGGAACTAGATGATGAGGAAGCCTTATTAATACTTATGTAGATAACCAATACAAGTTAGCTTATGAACATCTCCATGCTGGTCGTTACGAGCAAGGATTTAAGCTATTTGAATACCGTTGGCATCCAGAGATAGCATCTAAACAAGATAAGCCTTATGCGCCTACGTTAGACGTTCCTGTATGGCGAGGCGAATCTTTACTAGGTAAGACTATTACTGTCCAAATGGAACAAGGATTTGGTGACATTATTATGTTTGCTAGATTCTTACCTGCATTAAAGGCGATGGGTGCAAAACAAGTCATTGTCTTACAAGAATCTACGTTACATTATCTAATAGGTCAATTTGATTGCGTTGATCGTTTTACTAATGTGATGAAAGATGAACAAGCTACAATATCTGATTATTGGATAGGCTCTATATCGCTACCGTATTACATTAGTTTGGCACATCCATCTGTAAAGTCATTGTTTCCTATTACAAACAAGAAAATAGTAGGCTCTGAAGGCTATCTTCATGCTACACCTAGCAATATTCCTACAAAAATAGGAGTTAATTGGGAAGCATCCAAGCAGATTTTGTATTACATTAAGTCGATTGATATGCGAGAGATGGAAAAACTCACAGGTTCAGACTGTTATAGCTTAAATCCTAAGACAGAAGGCATATTTAACGCACTTCCTGATAATGGATGGCAAAAAGATTGGGCTAAATCAGCATCGCACATCAAAGCGTGTAAAGGAGTTGTGACTGTTGATACTGCAACTGCACATTTAGCTGGTGCATTAGGTGTAAAAACGATTGTTTTACTACCCAAAGAAGAATTTGTCTGTTGGCGATGGAAAAATGCACGTTGGTATGACAGCGTTGTATGTTTAAGACCACATGAGTATGACCAAGTACCAGATTTAATAAGGAGAATGTAATGGCTATAGTAAAAGTAAGTAAATGTTGTCCTTTATGTAAAAGCGACTATCAAGAAATTGATGAAACTCAATTAAGTGACAAAGAAAAGTATTTAATGTATTGGAATTATGAATTGGGAAGTCTTGAAGCTGAACAAGCTTGGAAGGAAAAAGAGGCTATGACTCCTAGAAAAGCTCCTGACGTTATACCAGATATAAGTGGGCATATTTCAATGGCAGATGGCACATGGGTATCAAGTCGGTCAAAACATCGTGAAAATCTTAAACGCAATAACTGTATAGAAATAGGTAATGACGTACCTATGCAACAAAAAAAGCATGAATTTAGTCGTAAAGAAAACGAAGATCGCAAGCGTCAAATAGCAGAAGTAGCATATTCAAAACTAAATTATAAATAGGAAATAACATGACTGAAGAAACTAGACGAGATATGTTAGAAGCAGCGTTAGAACAAGCTGAAGAAGGCACTTTAGAAACACCGATTGAAAAAGAAATTGAAGTCAATGACGATCCTATTAAAACCGAACAAGACGAACAAGAATCTAGCGAACGTGACGAAAAAGGTCGATTTAAATCCAAAAATGACACCGATTCTGATACCGATAGAAATGTTCAGGAAGAATTGGTTGCTGACTCTAACCAGCTTGAAGAAGAAGTAAAAAGACCGACTACTTGGAAAAAAGAATATCGAGACGTTTGGGATAAGATGCAAGAAGGCAAGCCTTTAGACAAAGAAGAATTTGCTAAATTTGCTGAATATGCTAATCAAAGAGAAGCTGAATACAAGCGTGGAGTATCTGCATATAAGGCAGAAGCTGACAATGCTAGACAATTAACTGAAGCTATTGGGCCATTTGTACCTGAGTTACAAGCACAAAATATTCATCCTGTAGCATGGATTAATAACTTAGGTCGGGCGCACATGGTATTGTCAAAAGCTCCATACGCTGAAAAAGTGCAAATGTTTCATAGACTTGCTCAAGATTATGGCATACAATTAAACCAAGACGGCATTTCGATGCCTGAACAGCATGATCCGTATCAACAACAGTTAATGCAACAACTTCAAGCAACTCAGCAACAAGTTCAGCAACTGTCAGCGATACGAGAGCAAGAAGAAAATGCTCGATTAAACCAAGAAATCAATCGAGTAAGTAGTGACAAAGAGCGATTTCCGCACTTTGATATGGTCAGGGAAGATATGGCTCAATTACTTGAGCGAGGTTTAGCCCAAAACCTAGAAACGGCTTATGCCAAAGCTGTGCGTATGAATGATGAAGCTTACAAGTTGGAGACGGATAGACTCCTGAGAACAACAAGTACGCAAGCATCTAAGGCACAACAAGTAGCAAAAGCTAAAGCAACTGCTGTTAGTCCACGATCATCTACACCTAGTGGTCAAGTGTCTAAGACAGATGCAAAGGATAGACGTTCATTGTTAGCCGAACAATTAGGGCAAGCAATGGATGGTCGGGTTTAACTTAACTTAATTTAAAGGAAATATCATGGCTTTCGCAAATAGCGCAATCACCGATATTATCGCTACTACCATTCAAAGTCGTAGCGGAGTGTTGGCTGATAACTTGACTCAAAATAACGCAATTCTACAGAGATTGAACTCTAAAGGTAACGTACGTCCATTCTCAGGCGGTAACGTAATCTTGGAAGAAATCATGTACAACGATCCAAATACCAACAACGCTAACAGCTATAGTGGGTACGAGGTTTTAAACATCACTCCTGATAGCCCAATTAGTGCTGCTCAGTTTTCTATTACTCAGTACGCAGATAGCGTAACAATGAGTGGTTTAGAAATGTTACAAAACAGTTCTAAGGAACAAATCATCGACTTGTTAGATGGTCGTATGCAAGTTTCTGAAGCTCGTTTGTTAAACCGTATCTCTACTGACATCTATGGTGACGGTACAGGTAACGGTGGTAAGAACATTACTGGTTTGGCTGCTGCTGTATCAACTTCACCTACAAGCGGTACTTATGGTGGTATTAACAGAGCAAACTGGACTTTCTGGCAGAATCAAGCAACTACAGGTGCTACTTCTTCCACAGTAATTCAAGCTGCAATGACTAACGCTGCTATCAAGTCTGTTCGTGGAACTGATAAAGTAGATTTAATCGTAGCTGGTAACACTTTGTATTCATACTATGTTCAGTCTTTACAGGCTATTCAGCGTATCGCTGGTGTTGAAGAAGGCGCAGCAGGTTTTGCATCATTAAAGTTCTACGGTGGCGGTATGTCTGCTGATGTGGTACTCGGAGGCGGTTATGGCGCACAAGAAACTGCAACTTATATGTATTTGCTAAACACAAATTACATCTTTTTGCGTCCTCATAAAGAACGTAACTTTGTTCCTATCGGTGGCGAAAGACAGTCCATCAATCAGGATGCAATCGTTAAATTGTATGGATGGGCTGGCAATCTTACTTGCTCTAACTCATTCTTACAAGGTGTCTTAACAGGCTCTTAATCTTTTATAAGGAAAAAATATCATGGCTTATTCAGTTCTTCCAATCGCTGGCATAGATTTGTCAAACGTAACAGCAACAAATCCAAACTCTGCTGGCACAGCAATACCAACATTTGGCCCAACTGGTGCTGAAACATTCGGCAACGATGGTTTTCGTTATGTATTTGCACAAGCAGCAGCAGCAATTCCTGCTGGTACAGCAACTTGCGTAATTAACGCATCAACATTTCAAGTAACTTTGGGTGTTGGTACATATTTATCAGGTGCTTCAATGGCATCTGGTGATTATGGTTGGTTTAGCAAGGCATCTGTTTGATTTACAGTAGTTTTGTAGCATAATAGAGAGGAGGCTTCGGCTTCCTCTTTTTTCTTTAACTTTACCTAACCACTTAGGAGATTTAAATGGCACTACCATCAGACGAAAACAACGCAGATTCAAGACTGCAAGTAAGATTTTACAAACGACCTGTTCAGCAAGAAGCTGAAACTTTAGCAGCAGGTAGACCAATTTACAAAGAATTTGATTTTGTGCATATTTGTGTAGCAGGTGATACTTTAACTGAAATTGACACTTATGCACTTGCAAGTCACAGAACTAGGTTTCCTATTCAATGGGCAAATTATCAAAATAGATTAGGCGCAGATGACCAAGAAGTCATTGGAACTCCTGTAAGTGAATGGCCATTAGTATCTAAAAGTCAAGCTGAAGAATTAAGAGCTATNAAGTTTCATACTGTTGAGGCTATTGCAAATGCGTCTGATCAACAGCTTCAACGCATGGGGATGGCTGCTGGAATGTCACCGTACGCTTTTAGAGATAAAGCCAAGTCATTTTTAAATTTAGCTTCAAATTCTGCTGAAACAGACAAAAGAACACAAGAAATTGAAAATTTGCGTGAAGAACTTGCTAAAAAGTCAGAAGAAAATGCTAAAATAAAAGCAGAAACAGATCAAAAATTAGCATTAATGCAAGAGCAAATGGCGCAAATCCTTGCTGCTGTTGGTGAAAAGAAAACCCGAAGAAAAACGGAAGCCACAGAGGAAGCATAAAATGTCATACAATCTACTCCAAATGGTTCAACAAGTAACTGCTGAACTTAACTTAGCCGTACCTACTTATGTTATTGGTAATCCAAGTCAAGATGTGCAACAAGTCTTAGCTTTGATGAATCGAGCAGGTTACGATTTAGTTAAGGAGTCTGATTGGCAAGCATTAGAACTTGAGTATCGTTTCTACACAAATGCAATAACAACGACTGGTACTACCGTAGAAGGTACTCAAGTAATAACCGATATTCCAAGCACTACAGGATTAGACAATACTTACTCTATTGTAGGTACAAGTATTCCTCAAGATACTTATGTTGACGAAGTTTTAAGTTCAACAAGCGTAACAACAACACAGCAATCTTCTGCAACAACTGTAGGTGGTTCAGTAACATTTAGTAAGACAATTTACCCATTACCATCTGATTACGAAACAATTACCGATAATACTCACTGGGACAAGACAAAACATTGGCAAATGTTAGGGCCAGTCGATGCACAGCAATGGCAATGGTTAAAGTCTGGTTATATCTCTACAGGCCCACGAGTACGTTGGAGAATATTAGGCAATACATTTCAAATATGGCCACCGTACAATACGCTAGAGTATTTAGGCTTTGAATACAGATCAAAAGGCTTTGTAAGAAACGTAGCTGGTGACGTATTAAACAGTTTTCAAAATGATACTGATACAACGGTGTTAGACGATACTGTTTTAGTTTTAGCAACTAAGCTCAAATATTTTCAAATTAAAGCATTTGATACAACAGCATTACGTCAAGACTATATGCGTTATTTAAGTATTGCTAAGGCTAACGATAAAGGTTCTGCAACATTATCTTTTGCTCCTCAACCAAGTGCAGTTCTTATCGGTTGGGCTAACATTCCTGATACTGGATATGGAAGCTAACAATGCCAGCAACTACAACATCGATGGCAGCACCGATTGGTGGATGGAATAATCGAGATTCTTTAGCAGAAATGCCACCATTAGATGCGGTGCAAATGGTTAACTTCTTTCCTACACCGACAGACGTACAATTACGCAAAGGATGGACAAAAACTTGTACAGGTATATCAGGTAAAGTATATACCTTGATGAATTATCCTACGAGTACAGGATATAAGTTATTTGCATTTGCTGGTACTCAAATATATGATGCAACTTCATCTACGGCAACCGTTGTATTTACTGGACTAACAAATGCCAAATGGCAGTTTGTCAATATGTCTACAAGTGGTGGTGATTTTATTATTGCTTGTAATGGTGTTGATCCTGTTCTTATCTATGATGGCACAAGATGGGCTTTTATGGCTACTACGTCAACTGCTCAGACTATATCAAGTATTACAAGAGGTGGTACAGGTAACTTAACAGCAACGCTTACAACGGCTTCTGCTCATGGATTAATTACAGGCAATCGAGTTAGTATATCAGGTGCAACACCTACGGAATTTAACGGCACTTATACAATTACAGTTACAGGTACAACGACTTTTACCTACACAATGGCAACTGCGCCTAGTGGTAATGCGACAGTCATGGGAACATATACAGTCAACGGCATTACAGGTGTAAACAGTAACACATTTGTTAACATCAACTTGTTTAAGAATCGTTTGTATTTCTGTCAAAACAACAGTCTAAGCTTTTGGTATTTAGATGTTACGGCTATATCAGGTGCAGCAACAAGCTTTGCTTTAGGTGCTTTTTTCCGTAATGGTGGTTATTTACAAGCAATGGGAACTTGGACTTTAGACGCTGGTTACGGTGTTGATGACTTTGCCGTATTTGTGAGTTCTATGGGTGAAATTATAGTCTATCAAGGATTTGATCCTAGCGACCCCAATAATTGGGCCATGAAAGGTTTATGGCAAATGGGCCAGACTTTTGCTCGTAGATGCTTTTTTAAATGGGGTGGTGATTTATTATTGCTGACTCAAGATGGATTAATACCATTAACATCTGCATTACAATCTGACCGATTAGATCCAAGAATTAACCTTACAGATAAAATTTATTATGCTGTTTCTTTAGCAGCAAGTTCATACCTCAACAATTATGGTTGGCAAATTAATTATTTGGCAGAAGCTAATATGTTGATATTTAACATTCCAACAAATGATGGTATTGAACAATATGTAATGAATACCATTAATAAATCATGGGCTAGATTTACAAAAATTGATGCAAATTGTTTTGTAGTTGCTGGTGATCAAAATATGTATTTTGGTGGTGATGGTTATGTAGGTCAATTCTTTACAGGATTTTCTGATAACGGTGCAAATATCAATGGGACTTGTCAACAAGCTTATAATTATTTTGGCTCATCTGGTCAGTTAAAACGATTTACTTTAATAAGACCTATTTTTCAAACAGATAACGGTGTACCAACGGTTTTATGTGGAATTAGCACCGATTTTGATACAACACCTTTAGTTAATCAAATAGCATTTAATCCGTCAGCTATTTCTGTTGGGGTTTGGGACACAGGTTTATGGGATCAAAATACTTGGGGTGGTGGATTAGTTACTACTAAATATTGGCAAGGTGTAACAGGACTAGGATTTTCAGGATCGATTAATATTAATGTGGCTTCTCAAGGCATTGACTTTCATTGGGCTTCAGTTGATTATGTCATGGAAAATGGGGGAGTTCTTTGAGGAGAGTTACTACTGAAAATCAGAAATATTTGGGTGATTGGCTAGTAAGAATAATGAATTATCCTCTACCTGAAGAGACAGTATGTATCGGTCAGGAAATAGATGGAAATGTTGTAGCAGTCGTAGGATTTAACAATTTTATGCCTAATGCGTGTCAGATTCATATAGGATCAGTATCAGAAGTTAATTGGATGAGTAAAGATTTATTATGGGCTACGTTCGATTACCCATTTAATAAATTAAATTTACGAGTTATAATAGGACAAATATGTGCTAATAACACAGATGCACTAAGGTTAAACCGACACTTAGGCTTCAAAGTTGTGGCTGAGATACCAGATGCCCATATAGATGGGGATTTAGTAATCATGGCTATGAGGAAGGAAGATTGTCGGTTCTTAGACATCCAATGTCCTCTAAGAAAGTTTAAAGGAGAATGATATGGGTGGTGGTGGATTTCTAGGATTAGGGCCTGCGCCAAGTGCGCCAGCAGCACCTGATTATCAAGGAGCAGCAACTGCAACTGCTCAAGGCAATTTAGACGCTGCAAGAGCTGCATCTGCTGCTAATCGTGTCAACCAAGTTACTCCTTATGGCAACTTAAACTACAGTCAAAACGGTACAGATCAATACGGCAATCCAACATGGACTGCAACTACTTCATTATCAGATGTAGGTCAACAATTACTTAATAATCAAAATCAAGCTAGTTTAGGCTTAGGTTCTACAATTAATTCTGCTTTAGGTCGTACTCAAGAAATGATGGGTCAAGGATTTAATCCTAATCTACCATCTACAGGCATGAATCNTGGTCAATCGTATCAAGATGCTTATATGGCTCGTTTAAAGCCACAAATTGATCAAAGTCGTGAAGCGTTAAACAATCAATTAGCAAATTCTGGTATTCCTGTAGGCTCTGAAGCTTATATGAGAGCGCAAATGAGTCAAGGACAAAAAGAAAATGACTTATTAAACTCTGCAACTACTCAAGGTTTCAATGTAGGTCAGCAAGCAAATCAACAAGCATACAACCAAGCTTTAACAAACTACAACATTCCGTTAAATACATTAAGTGCGTTAAGAAGTGGCGCACAGGTACAGAATCCTACGTTTCAAAACGTACCACAACAAGCAACGACTTCAGGTGCTGATATTTTAGGTGCTAGTCAAATGGGTTATAACGCACAGATGGGTGGATTTAACGCTGCTAACGCTGCACAATCTAATTTTAACAGTGGATTGATGGGATTGGGTGGCACATTAGGCGCTGCTTATATGATGGCTCCAGCTTCAGATATGCGCATGAAAGAAAACATTAAACAAGTTGGTAAAATGGCTAATGGTTTAAATGTTTACACTTATGAATATAAACCTGAATTTAGAAATGACCCATTTGCAGGGCATGGTAAACACATTGGCGTTATGGCACAAGAAGTTGAACAAGTTATGCCTGAAGCGGTTATAACTCGACCTGATGGATACAAAATGGTTAACTATGGAGCGTTAAATGGATAATATGCAAAACCCATATACGTCAATGTATATGCCTAATGGCTTTGATCAGAATCAGCAAGGTTTATCGCCTGTTTTCCAAAATATGGCGCAACAACAAGCTAATCAAAACGCTGCATTACAACAACAAAATCAATTAGTTCAACAGGCTGGTCAAACCACTCCTCAAAGTGGTTCTAATGCGTTAGCTTTAGCTCAATTATTGCGTAAAAGTCCTAATCAACAATTGGTTGATAAATATGGCGCAAATAATGTTTATACACCTAATGGTATGGGCGCACAAGCACCGTCAATGCCTGTTGGATTTGACTAAGGAATAATCATGGCAGATCAATACGGCAATTTATCACCAGAAGATTATGCTCAACAGCAACAAATTAACCGTCAGCAAAAGATGGCTGAAATGTTAATGAGTCAAAATCAACAACCACAAGGTCAGATGGTAAGTGGTCGTTATGTTGCGCCTAGTTTCTTTCAAAACTTACAGCCTATTGCTAATATGTTAACTGGTGCTTATCTTGCTAAACAAGGCGATACTAAAGCACAACAATTAGCTGAAAATTTAAGAACTCGTGGAGCTGAAGAAATAAATACATTTAGTGAATTAATGAAAACTAATCCACAAGATGCTTATAAGTTTGCTGCAACTGCATATACACCTGAGTTACGTCAAACTGGTTTAAAACAAATGTTACCTCAAGATATTAAACTTGGTGCTGAAGAAACCATGTTTAGGCTTAATCCTGATGGCACTAAAACAGAAATTGCTAAAGGACAAGGTAAAGCACACGTTGTTGGTAATGCTTTAATAGTTGATGGTAAAGAAGTTTATAAAGGTCGTGAAAAACCTGTTCAAATAGACACAGGAACAGCAATACAATTTGTTGATCCTGAAACAAGACAAGTTATATTTTCAACACCTAAACAACACGTTTTTGCTCCTCATGCAAATCAAATAATTGATACACCAAATGGCATGATTGAATACAATCCTAATAATCGTTCATTTGCTCCTGTGATGGTTAATGGACAACCTGTTATGGGAACTAAAGGAAATCTTCCTGAAGGTGCAACAGGTCAAGTAACAGGTGTTCAAAATGTAAAGTCAGCATTAGGTGACTTAAAAAATAGAATAGACACACTTAAACCACAAGATATAGTTAATCCAAATAAACGTGCATTAATGAGTACGGATTATCAAAACGTGGTATTGCAATTAAAAGAAGCTATGAAATTAGGTGTTTTAAATGGTAATGATTATCAAATTTTAACTTCAATGATTACTGATCCTAATGATCCTAAAGCGTTATTAATTAATAAAGAAACACAAAAACAACAAATTGAAAATTTATCTAAAAAATTAGATGATATGACGGCTAATGTGTATAAAACACATCAAAGAAATGTACCATCTAATTTAGCAACTCCTACTAATCAAAATGATTTAGTAGCACAAGCAATGGCTGAATTACAAAAAAGACAAAATGGTAAATAATGACTGATTTATCTAAACTATCTAATGAAGATTTGCAAGCTCTTGCAAGTGGTGATATGTCTAAAGTATCTACACAAGGATTGGAATTAATAGCTAACCCACAACCTAAAAATCCTTATGAAGCATCAATGAAGGAAGCTATACAAAACGTACCTGAATCAAAAAGAATTATGGGTGCTGCATTAGGTGGTTTAGGTGGTGAAACTATTAAAAACGTAGGAGCATTAACTGAATTAGTTAGTCCTCAATATGGAAAACCAATTACACAATTTGGTCAAGCAATGTCAAATGCTTCAAGTGAAGCTAATCCAATAACAGGAACAATAGGTCAAATAGCATCTTATGTTGCACCTACAAATGCCGTATCTAAACTATTGCCAACAGTAAAATCGTTAATGCCAAATATGTTAAAACAAGGAATAATTGGTGGAACTGTAGCATTAGGAACAACACCAGGCTCTGTAGAAGAAAGATTGCCTGAAGTAGCTTTAAATACTGCAATAGGTGGAGCATTGCCATCAGTAGGAGCATTAGTAAATAAAGCATATCAAGGTGGCAAGGCAATGATTGAGCCTTTATATGATAAAGGTCAAAAAGCTATTATTGCTAGAGCTTTGCGTAATTTTTCAGGTGGTGAAGCTGATAAAGCAATATTAAATTTAAAAGCATCACAACCAACAGTTGAAAGTTCTTTGCCAACGGTAGGACAAGCATCAGGAGTCCCAAGTTTAGCAGCAACAGAACGTGCATTAATTGGAGCATCTCCTGAAGCTACTAATATGTTAGCTAATCGTCAAACACAAAATACTTTAGCAAGAATAAATGCATTATCAAATATTGCTAATTCTAATCGTGTAGAAAAATATACAGATTTACGAACAAGAGTTGCAGATGAATTGTATAAAGATGCATTAACAGGAAATATGGAAATTACTCCTGAATTACAAGCTGAAGTTAAAAAACTAATTACATCTCCATCTATTAAATCAGCTATGCAACAAGCTCGTAAAAATGCATTAGATTTAGGAATTGATATTGGCAAACCTGAAGGATCATTAAAAGGCTTACATCAAACCAAAATGGCTTTAGATGACGAAATAGCTAAACTTAATGTCATTGATCCAACATCAGCACAAAAAGCTCGTAAAGACGCTTTATTAGGTGCTAAAGACCGTTTATTAGGATTTATTGAAACTGTTAGTCCTGAATATAAAAAAGCTAGAGAAACATTTGCTCGTTTATCTAAGCCTGTAGAACAATTAGAAGAAATTGCTAAATTAGCTGACAAGTCAATTAATCCTGAAAAAAATGCATTTTATGCTGATCGATTTTTTAATGAATTAAAGAAAATTAAAAAAGAAAATTTATTATCTAAGCAACAAATTGCAAGATTAGAAGCAGTTGGTGAAGATTTAAACTCTAAAGCATTTGCTGAAAACGCTGGTCGTGGAGTAGGTTCTAATACTATGCAAAACTTAGCTTATGCAAATATGGCAAATCAAGCTGGTATTCCTAATATGTTGCGTAATATGCCAGGTGGTCAAATTGTTGGTAATTTAGCAAAACGAGCTGGTCAAGCTGTTTATGGAAACGCAAATAAAGAAATAACAAATAAAATGGCTGAAACAATGTTATCTCCTAAACGTGCAGCAGAACTCATGCAAATGCCTGATACGTCTAATTTAAACACCAAACAAGCACAAAATTTAGCTAAATTATTAACGCTACAACTTTCTACTCAAGGAGAGAGATAATGTCTCGCAACGGATCAGGAACGTATAGTCTACCAAGTGGTAATCCTGTAGTCACAGGAACAACAATCAGTTCTACATGGGCTAATAATACGTTATCAGACATTGCTAATGGACTTACTCAGTCTATATCAGCAGATGGTCAAACACCAATTACAGGGCCTTTAATTGGCTCATCTGGAACGGTAGCATTTGGTGGTGTAGGACAGACTCAGATACCTAGTGGAACAACTGCACAAAGATCAGCGTCTCCTACAGACGGTATGATTCGCTATAACACAGATTTGCAACAGTATGAAGGCTATAAGAACGGTGCATGGAGCATTTTTGGTAATGGTGCAGGTGGTACATTATTTAGCGATACAGTCACAGCAACGCAAGGTCAGACTTTAATTACGATGCCTACAGGCTATGTATTAGGTGGTGATAATCTTTCTGTTTATGTCAACGGTAGCCGTCAGATATATAACGTCAATTACACAGAAACTTCGACTACTTCATTTACGTTTTCAAGTGGATTAAATGTCGGTGATTTAGTTAACTATACAATTGGTGCATCTACTTCATTATCTGTAAATTCTGCTTCTGTTCTTTATAACGAAGGCGGTACAGGTGCAGTAGATACTAACGTACAAGCTAAACTACAACAAACCGTATCTGTTAAAGACTTTGGTGCGGTAGGAAATGGAATTACAGATGATACAGCAGCTATTCAAGCAGCGATGAACGCTTCTTATAGTGTTTATTTTCCGTCAGGGACATATTTAGTTACCACTCAACTTGTACCTACTCATGCTGTTGATTTAATTGGTGCTGGTAGAGAAGCAACAAAAATTAATTTAAATGTTAATGATTTTGGTATTAAAACAACTGTATCAGGTCGAACTGTTGCAATTCGTGATATGTCTTTATTTGGCAATACTTCATTAACTAATAATGCTGGGGTTAGTCTTTTTGACAATGGAAATAGAGCTTTAGAAAGATTGGCTGTTTATAATTTTGCTCAAATTGGGGTACAAATTGTTCAATCAGTAAACCCAATTATAAGAGATGTTCAATTATATAATTGTTCACCGAGTCAATCCTATCCTGCTATTGATATAAATCCAGGTTCAACAAATACTGTAAATGGTGTAATAGAAAATATTTACATTTATGGATGTTCAAGAGGTATTCGTTTAACGACAGCAGTAGATATTTTATTAAGCAATGTAACCATTGATACTTGTTCTATAGGTCTTATTACAACATCAGCATCTGGTACTGTAATTAATCCATTTTTTGAAACAAACACCCAAGATTTAAATTTAACTGATAGTTTATTGTTTTTTAGAGCTTTAAATTCAACAAGTTTACATTACGCAGTTTCTTATTCTGGTTCTATTCCTGCGTATCAACGATTTTTGTGGGTAGATGGAATACCTCAAAATGCTGTTGGTGGTATGTATAACAGCACAACTCGTTCTGTTAGTTCAATAAATACTTGGACATCATTAGTATTTGACACTAATTTTTCTAGTCCGTATGTAGCTCCGAATCCAGGTGGGACACAACCTAGTCAAATTCAAATATTAACAGAAGGAATATATGAAGTTGAATATTCTTTAAATTGGAGTCCTGTTACNGCTGTTGCTGGGTATGGCAACGCAAGAATTTTAAAAAACGGTACAGAAGTGCCTGGTTCATTTACGACTACTTATNTGNCTGCNACAATAAATTCTTTTCAAAATGTAAAAGTTAAATTTTTAGTCCAATGTGCTGCTAATGATATATTACAAATGCAATTTGGTACAAGTTCAACGCAAATTCAAGTTACAAGTTCTGGAGGTGGTGGCCCAGCTCCCACATCTAATACAAATGCAAGTTGGATTGTAAAACATACTCAAACTAATGCGAATACAACTTTATGACCATACCACGTAATCTATCATTTCTTGCAGAAGGTGCTTCTAGTACAGGTGTATTAGGAACAGCAAATGGCGGAACTGCACTTACATCATTTACGGCTAATGGAATTCTTTACGCATCAAGTTCAAGCGTATTAGCAACTGGATCAGGATTACAATTTGATGGCACAAATTTAGCAATTGGAATAACACCTGCTTCGTGGTATGCAACAAATAGCAGAGCTTTTCAAGTTGGCTCATCAACATCTATTTTTGATTATTCTGCTTCAGGTAATAGACAAACAGGTTTATTAAATAATGCTTATTTAAATGCTTCAGGTGTTTACACTTATTTAAATACTGACCCTGCATCTCGCTATCATCAAACAGGTGGGCAGCATTATTGGTATACAGCACCATCTAGCTCTGGTGCAATAACTTGGACTCAATCATTATTTATATCTAATGCTGGCGGTGTATCCATCGGTAACACGACAGATCCAGGCGCAACGAATTTAAGTGTGACAGGTACTGTTGCAACTGGTGGTGTTTTATTAGGTACTAGCACTACGGCAATGACTGACTATCAAGAAGGTAGTTTTACCCCAACCATTATTGGCACAATAACGGCTGGTACTGGTACTTATACAACACAAAGTGGGTACTATACAAAAATTGGTCGGCAAGTAACTGTAAATATTTCTCTAGCGTGGACTGCTCACACAGGCACAGGCAATATGAATATAAGTGGTTTACCTTTTACAATTGCAAATACAAATAATCCTATTGGTAATATTATTGCTTATGATGTAGCTTTAACAGCGTTAAACATTCTTATTTGTCGAGGAACTACAAATTCAACCCAAATAAATCTTTTACAATCACCAGTAGGTGGTGGCGCATGGGCTACTGTTCCATTAGATACAAATGTTACAGCAGTTCAAGTAACGTTGACTTATTTTATTTCCTAAAGGCTAATCAATGACAACATTAATTCCAAAATTTGACCTAAAAAATGGTGGAGCAACACCAGCAGGTACTGTTAACAGATCAATATATGAAAAATTAGCCGACTCAATTTCTGTAAAAGATTTTGGTGCTACAGGAAATGGTACAACAAACGATACAGCCGCTATTCAAGCAGCCGTTAGTTCTTTAACTTCAGGTGGTTGTGTAAACATTCCTGCTGGTACATATTTAGTTTCTGCGCCTATTGTTATTCCTAATAATGTAACAATTCAAGGTGTTGGCGATTCAAGTCAAATCCTTGCAAATACAGACATCACCGTATTTACAACTAGCACAGCTACATCAGCGACTATTGCATCTGGTATTGTTATTCAAGACTTATACATTAACAACACATTAACTGGAACAAAAACTAATTACGATATTATTTTATACAACCCAAATGTCTGTAAAATAATTAATGTTCATATTTTTTCTGCAAGTGTTGGATACTCAAATACAAACGTGGGGGGTATTCGGCTAGAAAGACCGTCTGTTGGTGGTGCTGCAACTGCTTATGTTAATTTAATTAAAGATTGTTTTGTGCAAAACAACTCTATCTACTTAAATAACATTAGCGATTCTAAAATTACAGGCGGTTATGTTTGGGGATTTAATAGATCGTATGCTATTTTATTAGCTAATTGCGGAGATATTGAAGTATCCAATAGCGGTGGGATTATCCCAAGTCAATATAATGGCGGTGTATATTTACTTGGTATTTGCAATCAAATACGAATTGTCAATAACTATTTTGATGGCAATAATAGCGGATTGACTACAGGAGTAGGTATAAATTCTCCACAACCATCAAGTGTATCATCAGGTTCAACGGCAACGGTAGTTGTTGGAAATACGTTTTTCTTAATGCAAAAAGAAGGCATTAAAATTAATGATCCTATTGGTTGGACTATTACAGGCAATTGTTTTTATAACGGCAACGCAACTAACAATTTTATTTCAGATGTTTTAATTATTGGTCAAGCAATTCAACCTCAAGGTAACACCGTAACAGGCAATTCTTTTGAAAATGATGGCCCAAGATCAAACGCTGGTTATGCAATTCAAGAATTTAATAACGGAAACAACCCAACACTAAATACATATTGCGGAAACTCTTTTAGTGGTACTTACGCTACGCCAATTATTGTTTCATTAGCAAGTTCTGTAATTGCAGGGAACGTGGGTTTAAGTTCTCAATTTTTAAACAATTTAGGTGGTTTTTCTGGAAACTTGCTATTAAATTCAAACTCAGCTTTTGGTGGAGTTGGTGTACTTACGCTTCCAAATGGAACTGCACCAACCTCTACTAATGTAAATGGTGGAATTTTGTATGTACAAGCTGGTGCATTAAAGTTTAGAGGTAGTTCAGGAACAATTACAACAGTAGCTCCAGCATAATTTAAGGAATAAAAATGACATACATACTACTCGCAGTCTTTATCGCACTCCAATTTGGAGATGCTTGGACAACCATTAACGTCATTAAGTCAGGAAAAGGGCATGAAGGCAATCCCATTATGGCATGGTTATTTGCTAAAATTGGGATGTATTTAAGTTTTGTTGTTGCTAAAAGTGCAACCATATTAGCAGTAGGCTTTATTGTGTACACATCGCCTGAATTAGCCTCAACACTTGCTTTAGTTGTATTTAATTTGTTGTATGTGTATGTCGTCTATCAAAATTATAGGATATTGAAAGCGTAATATGTCAAATGAAATCGACCTTTTTAAGTATGGACAACTTGTTGCTCAAGTAGATCAGTTATCTACTAAGG